CGAGGCGATACGGTGAAACTTTCCCCCACCTTATGGAGTAAAACGATGGCTGATTTATACATACACCAAGTAACAGACATAAAACTAAATAACGACATACTTGATACCAATTCGACACGCCTATCAACCCTAACCGTAACGAATAACCAAGGACATAAGACTACCATCAGCATTTTCTTTGATAGCGACAGCAACTGTAATTGGGATTCTTTGACCGTAAAGGATCACAAAAATGATTAAATTAGCAGTGGTACACCTACCTTATAGTTCTATCGATGCATCGCATTGGGAACTAAAAAAATACTGTCTTCGGTGCGAAGGAACAAAGGAGTATGAGGAGGTTCAGCATGGTATCAATAGCAATGGGCCTTATGTCGATACATATTCGTATCCCTGTTCAAGTTGTGACGATGCAGGTCAAACGCTTCTTGCTGAGATACCTGTCGATGAATACGAATGTTACGAAGACTTACTAGATGACTACCCTAACGCAACTTCAATAACTAAATACATTAAGGAGCCGAAGTCATGAATGTTACCCCTATAACCCTCCCTTACCACTTCCCCCGCTTCGTCGATACTTATGACAAATATTGGTACGGTAACAACAGCAAGGGAATCCGTAACGTCGATACTGATGAGATAGTCAGCACCCCTAGCAAAAGTTATAAGCTAGTACAACACGAAGATATTTACAGCAAGTTTAAAGAATACTTGCAACAATCACTTGCTGCCTTCGACTATAGTTCCATCAAGGAAGATATATCCTTCTCAAAGAATGGCGCTAAAATGTCATGTAAGTTTTCTTTCCCTACCATGAAAGTCTCCTATGAGCACACAAAGCATGGACCAACAGACAGAAGTTTCTATGTCCTTCTCAAGCATGGTGTTGATGGCAAGTGGTCAGCAGAATCAGGTGTTGGCCTAATGGATTTCGCCTGTCTAAACTTTGAGATGGGAGGCGAGTGGGATTTGTTTAAGCGTAAACATACCGCAGGTTTCTCTGTCGAGGGCTTTGTAGCACCGCAAGCAACTTGCATGAGACAGTTTGACATACTCAAAAACAAACATGCCTATCAACTAGAAACACCATGCAGCGATAGTACGGTGCTATCCTACCTCATGGGAACGCCCAAATGGTCCAAGCAATTGTGCGACGATGACGGACGTAAGCTAGAGCATCAAGACGGCTCACCTGTAGTTGATATAAATAAAGCTGGTGAACGCATCTATGCCCAATGGGAACATGAAAAGAAAGACAGAGGCTCCTGCATTTTCGCCTTGTCTAGTGCTCTAACCTATTGGTCATCTCATGACTCCGATGATTTCCCTGTCAAGAAAACAGCAGGAGCTAGCAATTCAATGAGTATCTTAGCAGACAGGCAAAAATTTGTAGCTAACCTAATGAGTAAAGCGCCCTTCGTTAAACAATAATGCTAGGTGGTGACTCCTAAGATATAGCTGGTATCTTCAAGAGGCACATAATCACCACCCTGACCACATAATTATCCAATGCATATGTGGTTGGCTTATAGCGTTATGTGTACTCGACAAGCGGAGGCAATGTGGGCAGTCTTGACAGCCAAGGCGGTATCATAGTAATACTGCCAAGCCCACCCTAACCCTAACAAGGAGACATACCATGCCGAGACACGACGAACAACAATACTATGTAGACATCTTTGCCAGTTCAGGAAAGGTAGATTGCGACCTTGAAGCTGACCAAAAAAGATACGACAAGTTAGAATATGATCTCTATCGTATTGCTAACGATCTCTCTAACACTTGTAAAGATATGAATAAGGTGCAAGCGGGAACCTCAACGCACTTCCGTATGCCTATGGAATTGTTGTATGAAATTTATGGTTTAGCAGCTAACGCAATAGACAAACATAGTATTGTTACAAGGGAGAAAATCCATGACGATGTATAAAAAACAAGGTAAACTGTTAATGCTAGGCACTAATACCAAACTAAATAAAGCTGGTGAAGATTGGCTTGTTGCTGGTCTATCACTAGCGCCTAGTGACTTAAGCGGCTACCGTGTCTGTACTCATGAAAAGGTAGCAGCATGTAAGCCAACGTGCCTATTCTTTGCTGGCCGTGGTGCTATGCATTCGGTGCAAGACTCTCGCATCAGGAAAACAAAACTATTCTTTGAGGATAGGCCACGCTTTCTTGAGCTCTTAAAAGACGACATGACCAAGATGATACGCTATTGCGATAAGTACCAGCGCAAACTTGCTGTTCGTCTTAATGTCTTATCTGATCTACCTTGGGAAAACTATCTAGATATGACAGCGTACTCAAAGTATGATGTGCAATTCTATGACTATACAAAACGCTTCTCTCGCTTAGGTAAAATGCCATCTAACTACGACCTAACTCTAAGTGTTTACCCTCACCCCACCTTATTTGATAAGTCAATGACGATAGCCAAGCAAACCAAAACAAATATAGCTGTGGTGTTTGAAGACAAAATACCTAGAAGATTTCACGGCTTGCCTACTTTCGTTGGTGATGATTCTGACCTACGTTTTCTTGATCCTAAGCCGTGTTGTGTAGCACTAAAAGCCAAGGGAAAATTACGTAACCCCAACATAATAAATCAGATGAAAACAAAACTATCATTTGGTTTACCTCTTAACCACACCAAGGAGATATACCATGCCTAACTCTCTCACTGATGAACAACAAGCTACATTCTACGGTGACATAGAACGTGATCTCATCATTTCTGTTAGTGACCTTATACATGCCTCTGTCCAGAAGACTAAGGAGCACAATCAAAGCCATGATCACTTCACTATGCCCACGGTATACCTATACATATTATTGGGCATCATTCAAGAGGCCATTGATCAACACAGTTTAGTTGCTGAAGGATAACTATTATGCCAAATGAAAAGATGAAGGCTCTATCTCAAGGTTTCTATAACAGTAAGCGTAGATCAAAGCGTTTTGCTAAGGTTCCACATCTAACCCTAGAGGAGGAAGACGCTGCCATACTTAATTTTTTGAAGGCAGGTAAAGGTAAGAGGTATCCTGCTGCTGCCACACTAGACATTAGTTTCAAAGATGATAAAGTATGCCAAGCTCTGTTAACACAAACGTCCAAGATTGAAATAGATAATGGATGATCCAGACACCAAGCGAAAAGATTACGTTCTAACTAAGCTAGAATATTTGATGGAACGTATCTATGATATAGCTGATGAGTCTGGCCTTGATCCTATGTTCGTAGTTTGGTTAATGACTGAGCGCATAGTTGTTAGTGCTGTTGATCGCTACAACTATGACCCACAACAAGTATTATTTACAATTAAGATGGCTTTAGAAAGGGACGAGATGCAAGATATCGAACCAAAGGTTATGCACTGATGTTCGTACTATTAACTTTAACCGCCTACTTCGCAGGATTTATGATCCTATTTTGGATGCACATATCATGAAAAGAATATTCGAAGTATCACCTGACGAATTAATAGATGAACAAAACCTACAACAATTGAAAGAGGAACTATCAAAACGACTTAAAATCAGACGCGACTTAAGAGAAACGAAACAACAACAAGAACTGTTTGACCCAAACAAACCCATGAAAGGATGACCAATGAGCTTTAGACCTATATGGTACCTTGGCCCACAAGAATATAAAGCCAGTGACAGGGAAAATGAAATTGGTAGAAACTCGCAAGTGTTTGCTACCCGAGATGAAGCTCTAGCCAGTGCTAAGGCGCGCTTCAATGACTGGACACAACCAACAGACTTTGGTGTTGAAGAAACTGAAGATCGTGTCACCTATGTCAGAAAAAATAACACAGACTACAGCCTGGAAGGACTAAACCAATGAACAAATTAAAAGTGACAGCACTCGGTATCGCATTAGTTGGCTTGACAGTAGGCGGCGTAGTTGCTGCTGACCTGGACGGCTCTTGTAAATTCAAAGAGGATGGCACCTACATTAGTAATGATGGTGTCTCTGCTTTCGGACCTATGAACGCAGCCATGGATTGTGCTACTAGAGGTGCGCTTCCCTCCAAGGTACTAGCAAGACTAGGT